AACTAAGACTGGTACCTATACGGCTGTTGCTGGTGATAAAATATTATGTGATACTTCAGGTGGTGCGTTTACAATTACACTTCCTGCTAGTCCTAGTGCTGGTGATGAAGTTCATGTACTTGACGCAACTGCATCATTTGACTCAAACAATTTAACTATTGGCAGAAACTCAAAGAAGATACAAGGAGCTGATGCTGACCTTACAATTACTACACAAAACACTGGTATTGGTTTAGTGTTTTATAATGATACGTATGGTTGGAGAGTTCTAGTTGATGCGTATGATGTTGACGTAACGGAATTATAATATGACAAATGAAGTTTATAATTCACAAAACAAAGATGTTTATGTAGATGAGTCAACCCATAAATTGGTTGTTAAAAAAACTCAAGACACTACCAACATATTAGAACAAAATAAGATTGCTCGTAATCATAGATCATTAGAACAAAAAGGTGAGTTTCAACGTATTGCACAGATACCCTTAATTGCATTACAAATAAAGACTAAACAACTTTTTGGACATTCTAACTGGCATCAATTACATAAAGAAACTCAACGTGAGTTAATAAAAAATATGGTTAACAGTAATGAATTTCAAAACTTTAGGGTTGGAGAAAAGAGACTATAATGGCTTTAGATAATTACAGTAACTTAAAAACTAGTATTGCTAACTTCTTAGCACGTGATGACTTAACTACAGAGATTGATGACTTTATAGATCTAACTGAAGCAGACTTTAATCGTAGGTTAAGAGTACGAGCAATGGAAACTGTTGATACTGCATTTACGATAGATGCAGAAACTAAAGCTCTACCTACTGGGTTTTTGCAAATACGTAGCTTTTTTTTAAACACTGCTACTAAAATACCGTTACAGCTTTTAACACCGTTTCACCAATACGATACTAGAGGTTCATCAACTTCTGGACTGCCAAAAGCCTACTCAATAGAAGGAACTAATTTTAGATTTAGTCCTATACCTGATAGTACCTACACAGGTAACTTAGTATATTATAAGGCATTTGATAGCCTTGATGAATCAACTACAACCAATGCAATACTAACTAATCATCCTGACGTATATCTGTATGGTGCGTTATATTTTGCTAGTACATTTATTCGTGGTATGGATCAAATGACTGTTGGACAATTTAAAACACAATATGAGTCAGCTTTACAACAAGTAGAACAATCTGATGAAAAAGATAAATACAATGGTACTCCATTGATACAAAGAAGCGATATAAATATTAACAATTTTGATAACGTAAAATAATGCAAGTACCTTTTGGAGAGTGGCTTCCTGACCTACCAGATCACGTAAACCCTGGTTCAACGCAAGCTAAAAACGTATATCCTGCTGTAAACAGTTACAGACCATGGCGAGCTATTGTTAATGCCAGTGGTAACGGTTTAGATGCTAGATGCCAAGGAGCAGGTGCATTTAAATCTGATAGTGGTATTGTATCTATATTTGCAGGTGATGCTACTAAGTTATATAAACTAACTTCTAACTCTTTTGTTGATGAAAGTGGTGGTACTACATTTTCTTTCTCTGCAGATGCATACTGGGATTTTATTAAATTTGGTGAAGTTGTTATAGCTTTTAATGGTGATGATGCCACTCAAGCATGGACATTAGATTCATCTACTGACTTTGCTGCCTTAGCTGGATCACCACCTATATTTAGACATGCTGCAGTAATTAATAATTTTGTTGTTACAGGCAATCAACCAGACGCACAAAACAAAGTAGCGTGGGCATCGGTAAACAGTGCTACAGCTTGGACTGCAGGTGTTAATCAATCTGATACTGAAACCTTACCTGAAGGTGGTGCTATTACTGGCATGACTGGTGGACAATACGGTTTGATTTTTCAAGAAAACAGAATCACTCGTATGGACTATAGAGGTGGTAATGTTATATTTTCTTTTAGACGTATTGAAGATAATAGAGGTGCAGTACAAGGTAAGTCTGTAGTTAAAGTAGGAAACTTAGTATATTTTTTATCTGAAGATGGTTTTTATGTAACTGATGGCAACACTTCAAAGCCTATTGGTAATGGTAAAGTAGATCGTTTCTTTTTTAATGACCTTAAAACTGCATTACGAGAAAGAGTCAGAGCATCAGTCGATCACGAAAATAAATTAGTTTGTTGGTCTTATCCTTCTGCTACAGGAACTAATGCAGGTACACAGAATGATAAAATTATTATCTATCATTATGAAAGTAACAGATGGTCAATCGTTGAAATAGATCACGAGATTATTTTTGATTACATATCTGCTGGTTACACTTTAGAAGAACTAGATGACTATCCAACCTCAGGTGCAGATGATATTGATGCTATCGATATTACTTTAGATAGTGCTTTTTGGTTAGGTGGCTTAAGATCATTTGGTGTGTTTGGCACTACGCATTTCTTAGGAGCATTTCAAGGCAATACGTTAAAGGCTGAAATAGGTACTGGCGAGACAGAAATATTTCCTATGAATAGATCTCTAGTAACACACGTAAGACCTATTGTTGATACTGACTCTGCTACGGGATCATTAACATTTAGAAACCGAGTAGCTGATACTAATTTTACTACCGTAGAAAACACTATGCATAGCACAGGAACCATACCATTCCACAAAAGTGCTAGATATTTTAAATTTAACTTACAAGTTCCTGCATCTACCACGTGGAATGATGCTCAAGGAATTGATATAGAAGCAATCAAAGAAGGATACAGATAATGTCATTACTAGGCGATACACCATTTTTAAATCAATTAGCCAGCTCAACTTCGTTATTAACAGACAATATAGCTAAAACTGACACTGCACAGATTAAAAATTTGTTTGGTAACTACAATCCTAATGTAGCTTCTGATTATGTCTATGGCCCTATGGGTGGCATTGCACAAAATCGATTTGATGCTAATCAATTTCAACTACCATATCAACCAGGTGAATTTACTACTTTTGGTGGACAGTTTGGTAGCGGTGGTTTTAATTTACCATACAATCCTGGTTCTTACACTCCAGGTGAATTTAACCAATACGGTAATGTACCTGTAACTGGTAATCTACCGTCTAACGTAACTACTACAACTATACAAGATCGTGGTGGTAACGGCCCTAACCAACAAAATAATCAAAGAGGCTATGAATCTATTGGTGGAATGAATCTCAGTATTAATCCTGCTACTGGTAGAATAGAAATTTTAGAAGATGGTACTTTACAATCTAATTTATTAACAGACATTGCTGGATTACAAAAATATACTCCTACAGGATTATTAAGTTCTGCTTTAGGTGGTTTAACAAATTCTACAGATTATGGTAGACAATTAGACAGGATTGAATCTCAATATGGAAAACCTGTTGCTGATGAAATAGCACAAACTGTTATGGAAACTTACAGAGGAAGTAGAGTACAACCAACTGGTATTTTATCTTCAGGGCCAAAGCCAGGAACTGAAGTTACTTCTAATGGTGTTCAAGGGTTTATTAATAGTCAAGGTAATTTTCAAAGAGGCACATTAATTGGAAAATTAGATGCCGATTTACCAGGTGGTGTTAATTATGAAGCTAATAAACTAGCTGAAGCTAATATAAAAGCTGTAGAAGAAGCCAATAGAAAAGTTGAAGCAGAACGTCAAGCAAGAGAAACAAGAAATTCAAGACCTTCTACTGGTGGTGCTAGTAGAGAAAAACAACAAGCTAATAGAGATTTAGGTGCATCACGTGGAATTAATCGTGGCGGTAGATAATGGCTAGTAAAATAGACTTAGAATACATCTATCAAGATATAGATAACCAAGCTAACTTTCAGTTAGTTATTGAAGATATTGCGAATCAACTAATACGATATCATAACGATGAAAATCAGGAGGTAGTAGCATGGTTTCTAGCGTAGGACAGTGCAAATATTGTGAACACGAATGTCATTGTGGAAACAATGGCCAGTGTGTAACTTGTAAATGTGCAAATTGTGAGCATAATGCATTAGATGAATTTCATAAAAATCTTAAAGATGGATTTAAAGAAAGCGTTGAGTAATGGCACATACTTATAAAAATGAATTCT